AATGGTTATACTACGCAAGTATTTAAGGATTTCTTGACCAGTAGGTTCAGAAAATAAAGAGCCAAAGTTAAGGCTTATCCTATCTTCTTCTGCTTTCTTTCTTGCTATTCCGTCTAAACCAATGTGACTATTCTGCGGCAATAGGTGGTCCTGCTAATTGTTCCTGTTGTTGCATCTGTTGCATTTGCTGCATCATTGCAACTATCTCTCTACGCTCTTCTGCATCACGAATCAACCCATCAGGTACACCAAATTTTTTAGCAAGGTGAATAGCAGTCTCTTCTGAGTTAATTAATATGTTTGTAGTATCAGGTCCAAAGTAAGTATTTACAAGCTCAAGAAACCTAGAAACAGAAGTAATATCTTGATTAGATTGGGCCTGTGCTAACGGAGAAGAAGATCTTATTTTTACTTCTCTGCCATTTACAGTTGGCATTGAGATACGCCCTTGTTTTTTGAGAATGTATATAACTCTTTGCAATACTGGCTGCACTAACTCAGCTTGCAGTCTGCCAAAAGAAGAACCTATTCTGCGTGATAAATCTGCCATACGCTCTGCTACTTCTGTTGCTGATGCAGGAGTTCTATCTGGATTTCCAAGCATATCATTATACAATGCACGTTTAATATTTAATCTCATGTCACTTAAAACAATATCAGCAACATCAAACCTACCTGCTGATTGTATTGGCTGCAATCCACCAGATTGCGGAGACTTTGGTATTATAGTACCTGGAACTAAATTAATAGTATCTGGGTTTATAATACCATCATCATCCATCTGATAAATGCCAGATATAGCCATCTGAGCATTTTCCAAGATTAGTTGAATAGTTAGGTTTGTTGTTTTAATTGCAGATAAAGCATTAATTAATGGGCCTCTACCGTATACTTCTCCTGCACACTTAGACCAACGAAAACAAACAAATGGGTTAGAGCCAACGCCTTTAAACTTTTCTTCTTTAATATAACTTTTAGTCAGCATATCAATTACATAATGTAAGTATGCTTCTTCATTTCTTTGACTGTAATCTCTGCAAACAATCTCAAGTAAAGTACACTTACCTTCTGGGTCTCTTTTTGCTCTTTCTTCTACCTTTGAATCAAGCTTGGCATCAGGAAAGAGAATTGTAATCTCAGAGTTTCGTATTCCTTTACGCTCTCTGAAAACATGATCTATCTTATCATCTGGCCCAGAATCTAAAACAACATGAGGTAATGGTATTGCTGAGAATGTAATAGGATTTACAGCATCGCCTTCATCGACACAAAGAACACCAGTACCTACTGCTAGATCCATAAATGCTTCATGTACTTCTTGAGAAAAATTAGAGTTCTGTAGTATTTCAAAAACATACTCTGTTATTTCATCAAGATCATTGTCTACAATATCGCGTTCTTCTTTTGGAACTTCTGACCCTGAAATAAGATCTGCCCATCTTGCAAAGTTAGGAACTAATCCCGATTGTAGCCTTGAAGCAAACTCTTGAACGCCAACCACTGCTGTTTCATCGAATATCTTATCATCTCTGCGTTGACCTGCTGTTTCAAAATAAAATGACTCACGTTGTGGCAAAGCAAACTCATAACATTCTTCAAATAAATCAACAAAGTTTTGCCTATGAGCTTTGGCTTTTTCATATCGTTCTAGTTTTTGTTTGGGATCATGCATTATAAGAACCTACTATAGTAACCAATTCCACCAGTAGAACCAGTAATTAAAGACCTTCTGCCTGTGCCGCTTCTACGACCAGTTCCTGCCTGTCGTGTTTGAACATTAAGTTCTCTTTCAGATCCAGACAAAACTCTTCTACCAGACCCGACTTCTTGTGTTCTTTCTAATCGTCTGCGTAACAAAGATTGCTTTTGTCTTGCTCGTTTTATTCTTTGTCTTTTAAGTTCTGCCTGTGCTAACTTTTCCTGTTCAGACATAGCATCTTCTGGATCTTGAGTATAAATACTTTCTGGCGTTACTGATGTACCACCAATCACTCCACCCGATGTAGTAACTGTATCATTTGCAGGAGCAAGTGTAGTAGTGGTTGTTGGTGTAGTAGTTGTTGTAGTTGTTGGTGTAGTAGTTGTTGTTGTTGTAGTAGGTGTAGTAGTTCCCTCTCTAAGAGCTTTTTGTTTAGCTTTCTTTTTTTTCCTTCTTTTTCTTTCAACCGAAGCTTTCCTTGCAGGGTTAGCATCAAACTTTTCTTTAGCTGTCATTTTATTTGACTCTGGCCCTGCTGAAGTTGTAAGTTCTGGAAAATAACCAGAAGATTTAGCAGTAGTTGTGCCAGTGCTTTTTTTCTTAACTGTTTTTGTTGTATTTTTCTTAGGTGCACACATAACAAAACTCCTTGTTACCTATTGGTAAACACAAATCAAAACAAATTTCAACGCACAAGTGACCAAACACTAGGTTTGTGTGTTGCACTCTTAGGTTTTCTTTTAAATACATCAAAGTCTTTTTTAGCATGAACAACCTGTGAAGGCTTTTGATTTGACATTAAAGCACGCCCTTCTCCTGCACCTAATAATAAATATTGTAGTGCATCGTGAATGTGAGAATACATATTCTTATCAGGTTTATCTGCATATCTTTCGCCACTTACTTCCATACGCTTGTAAGCATAGCCACCTTCAAAACCTTTTATCAATTGTTGACATCTTCTATCTATTAAGAACGCAGGTTTGCCCTCAACCATCTTGTTAAGTTGCTGCGCCACTGACTCCAAGCGAAGATCCACAGAATTACTTGGGGCGGGAAATGCACGTAAACCAGCACCTCTAAGTATGTGAAAAGGGGTAGATTCGTCCGTCTGCGCCCGAAAATCCCCTGCTGGATCACCATATATATAGACATCGGAAGCTTGAGAAAAACGAGTAGCAATTTCATTTCTTAGTACCTCTGCAAATCTAACAATGCCCATATCGAAAGCAACTACTTCAGATTGTATAAGCCACCTGTTTCTAACCTTTTGACCTATAACAGCCGCAGGAGTAAGCCCAAAGTCAATGCCAATGTACAAAGGTAGACCTGCTGCTACTGGTATTTCTTCTTTAGCAATATGTGTTTCACTTGCAAACATAGGATATACTGGCTTTCCGTCCTGTATTGTGCCTAGTTTATTCATAACATAGACATCAATCCAAGACTTTGTTTTACCTTGAATAAGATTAGGATAATAACCTTTCATCATATTCTTTTTGTTTTCTGCATAATCATTTGGAAAATAATCTTCTACTTCCCCATCTTCATTATACATTTCTTTCATAGCTGATGGTTGTGTAAAGAACATCCAGTTATCAGGCTTGACCAACATTTTTGCCTGATCTCTTGGAATATGATCTGGTATTGGAACTTCGCCTGACATAATAGGCCACCAATGATCTTCTTCTGGTGCGTTAGTATCTGCAATAACACCTGTCCAACTTGGACCGCCATCACGCATAGAAGGATAACGACCAACCCTCATGGTACAAGCATCAATAATACTTTTAGGAATCTCCCTTGCCTCGTTTATCCAGATGCCTGTTAGTTCGAGGGACAATAATTTTTTAACATCTTCTGGACGATCAAGAGCAAGGAAGATCACCTCAAGGTCTATGTCGCCCTTTCTAATGTGATGTGTATAAGGCACAGACCAAGTAAACTTACCCCATTCATTCTCAGGAAACCAATCAAGCCAAGTCTTTATAGTAGTTGTTCTTAGCTGTGGATTTGTGTTTCGAATAATAGCCCATCTGCTTTTTCGTATACCATCCGAGCTTTTATCTTGAGCAAGAGATCTTCTAAATACTTCAATGCAGCAGCCAACCGACTTACCTGATCCAACTGGTCCTCTTATGCCACGAAAGAAAGTATTGTCTTTCATAAACTGTTTTAGGACTTCACCGTCAGGTTTGTATTTAAAGTCTATCAATTTTGCGATCCACTGCAAATTTAATCATGCGTTCGATCACATCAGGAGCAATAACATCAATAACTTTGTCAGCTTCCATGTTAGTTTGAAAGTCTTTTGGATGATGCTGCAAATGAACTTTCTTCACAATCTTTCGCAATAACTCGCGGTCATGCTTAGAAATAGAATGACTAAAGCTCACTTTTCTTCCTTGGGTTTTTCATACGCTTCGTTTATATCAGTCGTGGAGGGGTCGTCACCTTTGAGTCTGCCATTGGAGCTTCTGGCTCTCTTAGGCTCTGGCCCTTCCACGAGTCTGCGAGACTCAGACGTTCTTGTCTTACCACTATAAGTATTACCTGCTAGAACGTGAGTTTCACCTTTATACAATTCACCAGTTGTTAAATACCATGCCATATTAATAACTTCTCGACATAAGTGTTTTCTTTTTCTTCATAGGCTTCTTTTTTTCTTCTGAAGCTTTCTTAGCTGCATTAATCCCCTTTTTGGTATATGGGAATTTCTTTCCTTGAATATTAGGCATTTCTATATCTCCTTACCTTTTTAGCAATCTTTTTCGGTTGAGCCACAAACTGCTTACCCTTTGCCTTACCCTCTCGTTTTGCTCTGGTTGTAGCGCGATACTCAGCATCACTAAGAGCAGCGATAGCCTTAGAAGGAAGGTAGCGTTCACCAGTTTCGCTAGACTTCTTACCAGACTTAGTTCTCCACTTCTGTTTGCCCCAG